CTATCAATTTGAGCCTTTAATGCTGTATTTGTCATATTATCTTAATTTATTAAAGTCCAAATTCCACAGAAAACTGCGCTGTAAATACTGAGCCTCAAGCGTGGGGGTTTATTTGGCTAATCGCTCCGTCTCCGTCTAATGTAGCTGTAAAAGTTGACACTTCATCTCCGCTACCTTGTGTAAGTTTCAAATCTGTAATTAAAGCCTGACCGTAGTATTTAATAGAACCTGCATCAGTAATATTTGTGTCTAGTTTCCACGTTATTAATTGTTTGGCTTGTTGAAGCACCAACAAAGCATCGTGTGAATCTTTTGTGTTATCACCACCAACAGATGTAGTGTCGATATATTCGCCCTCAGCATCAATAGTATAAGAAAATACTCCTGCTGTTTTCTTAACTACCCCAGGGTCACATTTTGTTCTACTTTCAATAATTGAAACCGCTGTATTTAAACTATTTGAAGTTAAACACGCTACGGGTTTGTAGGATGAGCCTCCCCAAATATATAAAATACCATTTTCACCTTTTATCGCCATGATTTATAGTTTTTTAAGTTATTTTTTATTTTCAAAGATACTAATTTATTTTAATTCTAATATGATTCTTATAAAATTTCGATAAACATTTTGAGTTGTTGAAATATTATCTAATCCGTCTGGAAACTCAAAACTTCTATTAACCACTTCAAAGTTTTCTACTTCAATATTTTTAACAGCATTTTCAATAAACTCTTGCATATTGTCAACAGCTAATCTAGAACCTACATTACCCGCTCCATTATAAATTGTAACAATATCTAACAAGGTGTAGCTAATCCAATTATAATTGCATTTATTAACTTTGTTTATTTCTTTACTTTGAGTTGAAATAATAACGTATTGCGTAGGATTTGTATTTCCTGTTACTTGCATATCAAAACAAGGATATTCTCCGTCTATTGCCTCAATTATGGCTTTGCGCACCCATTTATTAGGATTGTTACTATTTAACGTTGCCATATTTGCTTAATGCTTTTTTTAATGTTTCTAAATACTCGTTTCTGCCTTTTAATAATGCAGGATACATATAAGGTCTCGGTCTTAAATTTATTTTTCTTATTCCTTTGCCTTTCCATGTTATAGCGATGTCTTTCAATTCAGTAGGTACGTTTACAAGTCCGCCCGTTCCAAATTCTACATAAGCAGCATAAGGAGCATTTGCACGAATTATCCAATTAGATTCGCCCTCTTTAAATGCATTTATTGACTGTCCTAATTTACCAAAGTTAGATGCTTTAGAATTAACTTCTTGTTTAGCATCTTTTTCAATCTTACGAGCCGATTGTTCAGTGATACCATCAATAAGTTGTTCAGCCTCTTTGCCGTATTTTCTTAATTCTGCAATAACACTATTTATGTTTTTAACATTTGCCATTATGTCCTTTGACTTGCTACAATTTCAATATCAATATTATTCAAATCTAAGTTTAAAATACTATCAATATTGTAAGTTAAGCCATTGTATTTAATAAAATTATCTTTAACACTGAAATTAATATCGTAACGATTGCGAATAGTAAATACAGTTTGCACAATATTATCTCTTTGTCCGTTTTCGTTTAATACCGACGCTCTTTTAGTTTCTACATTTGCCCAAACAGAATAGACTAATTCATCAGTAACAGTATAACCCCCAAACCCATCAGATTGTTCTGTTGATTGCCATATCGATATTGCTTTTGTGTATTTGCGTGATACCATATTCTGTCCTTATTTTTTTGAAATATTATTTTCAATTATACCAATTAAATCACTGCCTTTTATTTCAAATGTTACTGTTTGACTATTATATTTTTGAGTATAAATAATATTTTGAATTGCTCTAATATGAAAATCCAAATCTTTATCGTCGTCTACAAATTGCTCATTTTTTGCAATTTGACAACATTTAATTCTTAAAAGTCTGGTTAATTCTAATATTTCATCTTGATTACTCATATAAATCTTCTATTAACATCAATCGCCTCTAATACACTCAAAGGTAACAACGTTGTATTAACTTGCTTTTCACTTTCATAAAACCATACTTTAATAATTTGCAACGTTGCGTCTATTAATTCGTTTGGAATGTCATCAACCGAACTATAACCTATGTTCAAAGTAACAAAGCCGTCAACCGTTGGAACGATTGCTTTATTGGTTTTATAAATAATTCCACTAATAAATCCCTCTCCCTCTGGATTATTTATAGGATAATCGTAAACCGTTGTTTTTTCAACTAGATTACAGTCTTTATAATATACTTTATCTCTAGTTTTAAAAATATGATTTGTCCGTTTTTCAATAAACGACAAAGAGCTATTTATCATACTTGTAATTTCGTCGTCTGTTTCAGTTTGTGAAGCATCAACTTTTAAGTATAATTTAGCACGTTCTAATGATATTACGTCGGTGTAGTTAGTCATTCTTTTTTGCTTTTTTCTCTTTTACTTCCTCAATAAAATTATCTAATAACATTGCTTCGGCATCTTCTTTCGATAATTCAATAGCGTCACCTATTGCATAATTCTTTTGCTCTGATAATTTAAAAAATGGTTTTAATGCAACGTATTTCATTTTATAGTTTTTTAAGTGTTGATAAATCACAAATTTGTGTTTTTCTTATGTAATCTCGATAATCCGAAACCTGATATGTTTCATATTCATAAGGATAAATTTCTACTACAATATAATCATAAGTTGGTGTATTTACCACGTTCATTATACGATAACAAGTAACCGTGTTTTGTTGTTCTTGTTGTGGTATTTCATCCTTTGAACAACTAATAAATACTAAGGATAATATGATTAATAATTTTTTCATAATTCAAAGATATAAAAAAACCCTTTACAAAATGCAAAGGGTTTAATTTTTTAATAATCAACTATCTACTATACCGCAGTAAAGTCTCCGTAAATTACCGCCGCTGGTTGCTCAACAGCCAAAGCAACTTGTGCTTCAATTCTTGCAGTAATATTATTGTTCACAAAGTTCGAACCTTCAACTTCTGAAAATTCCAAAGAAAGTCCCTCAGTTACAACTTTGTTCACTCTTGACCAATCGCCTACATAATATTTATTAGCAGGTAACCAACTTGAAGCTTTCAAAACTTGAACTCCAGCTACTCTCAATACTCCGTTTTCGTAAGTAACTGCCGCAGCTAAATCGTCCTTAGCGGTTTTCAATATGCTTAAATAATCTGTTGGTTTAACAACTATTAGATTTGTTGCATCGTAATCTTCATCCTGTAATTTACCAATTTCATTGATAAGCATTTCAGCTTTTGTTTTACCAGTGATAATCTCAGTTGAAGCGGTTGCAGCAGCAGCCAAAACAGTTTGAAAAGAAGCGTTTTCTGCCTTGTAGTAGTCACGTCTTAAAAGCGTTGGAATAGTATTAACGATATACGTTAAGTTATTACGCATTTTTTTAGAGTAACGGGTGAAACCAGCGATAAAGTCAGTTGCAATATCAATAGCTGTGAAGTCGTAATCTTTTTGTGATTTAGCACCGCCCTCAGAACCTGGAGCAGAAATAGAACCCTCAGCACCTGTTTCACGTGTGAAAGTGTAGTTTCCAGTATCGGCTACAACAGTTCCAGCCAAGTCCTCAATATTTACCATTTGAGACGGCAAAGTAACAATGTCAAGACTAATGTTTCTTGGTTTTGTCCCTGTTAAATTAGCGGTAGTCATATTTGCAACCGCTTTAGTTTGGAATGCTTTACCTTTTTGAACTTCTTTGATTGAATCAATGTTATCATTAATTGCTTTTGCTAAAAAGTCTACATTCTCAGTTGTAGCAACTTTCTCTTGAAGTTTCAAATCTAATTTGTCAGCGTGGTCTTGAACCGCTTTTAAATCTTGTGCAAATTTAGCTTCTAAAGCTTCTTTTACTGATTTCAATTCGTTATCAAATGTAGATTTGATTTCAGATGTTAATTTTGTTTCAAAAGCATCTAATGCGCTTTTTACCTCAGCAGTTGTTTTAGTTTCTAAACCGCTTTTAATGTTTGCCAATTCGGCAAGTAATTTCTCGTCCATTTTATTTAATGTTTAATGAGTTTGTAAATGATTTTAAAGTTTCTAAAATAATCGGCTCTTCAATCAAAGTGTCAGTTTCTGACGGCTCATTAGAAAGTGATTTTAATAATGTTTCAATTTGTCTTAATCGTGTATCTGAATAATCTAAATTGTATGATTTTTCAATTAATTCCATTATTCCGTAGTGGCTTTTAATTGATTTAATATCTTGTACTGTGCTTAATTGATTTGCGCCCCAACTAGATAAAAAAGAATACTCCATTAACTTATATTCTTTTATAATGCTTTTATCTTTTTGGTCACGTTGCATTACTTTATATCCAATAGATAACTCAGCGTTTAATCCGTTTTCATGCATTAACTTAATATCTTGAAACATATCCCTACCTAAATCCTTATTCATATTAAACTGAGAAGTGGTTAATAATCCATAAGTATCTTTAGGGTCAATTTCTAAAGGAACACCTATCATTTGTCTAGGGTCGTGGTCTTTTAATACTCTAATACGTTTAAAGTTTTCGTTTACAGTTTTATCAAAAGAGCCATAAGCACTAATGTCACCGTCTGAATCTTTGAAGTTATAAACGTTCGCATAGGCTTTTACAACGCCTTTTGCGGTGTCTAAATCTTTTAAATCGTATGATAATTGTTTAAATTCCATGTCACAAATGTATTAAATTATTTTTAATTAGTCTAAATAACTTTATTTTTTTTTAATATCGGCAATCCATCTTCATCCTCTTTAATAGTGTAGACTACTTTACAACGACAGTTTATAATATTTCCAGCCATCCCGTTAGGGTCTCCAGGATACATCATTTCTTCTCCGCCTACAAAAAAAGGTTTGTTTTCATCTACTTTTACTCCATTCATATCTAAATGGTCAAACATTGATTTGGGAGGTCTCCTTGTTCTATTATCTTGTACACTTATCCACGTTTTCTCTAATTCATAATCTGAATTTTCAGCAGCTAAAGTAGTTGCGTAATTCGTTGCTGTTGTCGTTTCAGTTCGGGCAATTCTCAAAGCTTGTGATTTATACCACCCAAACTTATTTTGTAAGTTTCTAGTAATATCTATAACACTTAAATTATTAGCATATCCGTCTGCAATTACAGAAATGATACTATCTATTAATGTTTGATGTACTGATACTATTCTCAACCCTGCGTTTGAATTTAACCAATTTACTATAATTGTTTCAAAATCTATTTCAGCTTTTATTAAACTTCTTTTGTATTGAGGTTTTATTAAAGTTGTATAGATTTCT